GCCACGACGGTCTCACTGGGCGCAGGGTCGGGTACGACCACAATAAACAACAACAACACAGTCGTCACGGGTGATCTTGCCGTCAACGGTGGAGACATCACGACCTCTGCTGCCACTGCCACATTATTTCAGACTACGCCTACAACAGTAAATATTGGTCTTGCAGCGACGACACTCACTATTGGAGCAACATCTGGCACAGCGCTGATCAGGAACGCAACCACTAAGTTTGGTAATACAACAGCAACCATAACGACGACCAACACCAACCCGGCTGGTTACAATACAAATAGTCTCACTATAGCTCCTCAAGGAGACTTAATCCTAGCGCCTACTGATGCAAACAGCACTGGAGGAACCCGCCCATCGGTTGTCATAGCGAAAACGGACGGGGGCTTGGGCCTTGTTACTGTTGCTGGTGGTGATCTGTACCTTTCAACAAAAGATGCCGATGGTCCCGTTACTCAGGTAAACATCATCTTTGAAGGCGCTACTGCTGATGGTTTCGAGACCACGCTCACGGTAACAGATCCCACTGCTGACAGAACCATTACGCTTCCCAATGCCACAGGAACAGTTGCTCTTACAACTGATCTGTCTCAATTTGCAGCCACATCATCAGCACAACTTGCTGGAGTAATCAGTGATGAAACTGGTTCTGGAGCACTGGTATTTGCAACTTCGCCTACACTTGTCACACCGACTCTAGGAGCGGCAGCAGCTACATCCTTGACTACTGGTAACACAGGAGTTAAAGTCGGAGAACATGCTAGTAGATTATTAACTATTGCCTCTGATGGAGCTAGTAGTTCAATCAGCCAAGGCGGCAATACCGCAGGTACTCTTTCCATAAATCATGCTGGTCATGGACATGTTTATATTGGGGATTCTGCTGGAGCAAACAACAGCACATACATTGATGTGAATGATGATTCTGCGACAATAACATTAAACGGCGCTGTTACATCAGGTCCTGTAACTGCTGATGCATACATACTGTCTTCCGCTGGCATCAGCGCAAAGACCGCTAGTTATACTTTAGTTGCTGCAGATAATGGAAAAACTATCACCATGAATGTGGCATCAGCAAACAACCTTACGGTTCCTGCATCATTAGCAGTAGGGTTCAGCTGCACTGTTATTCAACTTGGTGCAGGACAAACCACTATCGTAGCATCTAGTACTACTTTAAATTCCTATCAGGGTTACTTAAAAATAAGTGGACAATACGGGTCAGTAAGCATCGTAAGTTACGCATCCAATGTCTACAGTGTTTCAGGAAGTCTAAGCGCATGATTATTCCATCCTTACAGACGATATTGATCCAAGCAAATTCGTAGTAAAATGTTTTTTGTAGAGGCAGGTTTTTCGTATCAATAATTTAAAATATAGGCGGAGGGCACGGGGTGGACCAAAAGCCTTTGTTAAGATATGTAATAGTGGTTCCTTCCTACAAGCAGGTTTCAGTTAATTCAGTTCTGGAGAAACTTGCGAATAGGGCTGGGAAACTTTACAGGATAGAGCATGGTTGTTCCAGGTTTGGTACTTGGCCTCCTTCTCATTTCTGCTGTAACGACCTTACGCAGGAAGCTTTTGACGTGGCTACCATAGTCATGGATAAGGATCTTTCTCATTGCTATTGGTGTAGTTTTTTTGATGGAGATTTTGTGTGGGATACCAATGCCGCACAGTGTGCTGGAATGATAGGAGAAAAAATCTCCGATAGGGAGTTTTTAAAATCGGTTGGCTTAAAGTCGATAAAGACTTAATGGCTAAACGAGGAAGACCACCGAAGGAAACTTCTATATTCAAGCAACTGGAAGGCCTTAGGAAGGTTATCCAGAATACGGCTACATCGTCAGAGGTCAACAGGAAGATCCCATCCATAGAAGAGTTCATAGATAGCGAGGATTATCTTGGTCTCCCTTTCAGGACGCCTCAGCCCATAAAACTTTTTCCAATGCAGAGAATAGCCTTGAAGGCTTTTTACCGTGGAACAGAGGGTAACGAGAATATCTCTCTGACTGAAGATGAGATCCAAATGTGTAAGGACGTTGGTCTGGACGACGAAGACAACGGAGACTTCCTTGAAAAATACGAATCTGGTAACCTATTCACGGAAATGGTTTTGGTATGGGGACGCCGAAGCGGAAAGGACTTTGTAATTTCAGTTCTTGCTCTTTATGAGGCCATGAAATTATTAGAGTCTCCAAATGGGGATCCTCATTCTGTATATGGACTTGGCGGAGGAGCTCCGTTCAATATTCTTACGATTGCCAATTCTTCTTCTCAAGCACAAGTGTTATTTAACGAGATAAAAGATAAGATTCTTCCTTCCAAGTATTTTCAAAATAAGATGAGCCATGAAGGCATAACGAATGACTCCATTCACTTACTGACTCCATTAGATATGAAGCGCAATAAGGAAATGGAAGCCAAAGGTTTGCCTAGCACTCTTGGTAACGTGATCATTCGTTCTGGTCATAGCAATTCTGACTCTCTCGCTGGTATAGGTTGCTACTGTCTCCTCCTAGATGAGATAGGTCTTTACAAACAGACGCCAGGATCTTCTGGTGGAGAGGCCATATACAGAACGCTCACTCCTTCTACTGCCACATATGTCCGTAAGGTCAAGCAGCTGAATAGTGATGGAGTCGAGATTGAAAGGTCCGTATATGATGGAAAGATTATATGCATAAGTAGTCCGCGTGGAAAAGAAGGAATTTTTTATGAACTTTTCAAGAATTCTCCATCGGTCCCCCATCGTATAACATGTAAACTTCCCACATGGAAAGTAAATATAAATCAGACTCTCGAGGATCTTCGGCTAAAGTTCGGAGCAATGGCCGACGAAGAGTTCATGATGGAGTTTGGCGCAGAGTTTTCAGGGACGTCTGGACAGACATTCTTTTCTCGAGATGTAGTTGACTCTTGCTTCGTTAATAATTTGAAGATGAAAGAGCGTGGCGAGGCAGGTAGAATGTACTATTGCCATCTTGATCCTGCGACTAGTTCCCACAACTATGCCTTGGTAGTTGTCCATAGGGAGGATTTCGTAAACAAGGATACTAACAAAGCTGATTTTCGCATAGTCGTAGACCATACCAAAGTTTGGACTCCCAGTAAGAATAGACCTATTATCAGTAGGGAAATAGATGATTATATGGTTAAATTAAACCAGAGTTTTCTTCTTGCGCAGGTTAGTTTTGACCAGTGGAATTCGGCTCAAAGTATAGAAAACTTAAGAAAGCATGGGATACCTGCAAAACTGACAAGATTTACAAAAAGGTATAAAATAATTATATACGATAATTTATATGACATAGCAAGTTCTAATAGGTTAAGAGTACCTTACGATGAATTATTGAAAAATGAAATGTTGTATTTGCAGAGAAGATTTACCCCTACTGGATATAGGGTATTTGCTAAGAAAGACGGAATGGTGAAGACAGACGACTCGGTAGACGCGCTGGCAGGTGCATGCTATGGATGTATACAGGAAAATACAGACAGGCTTCCTAGTGGTAGGCTGGCGAGGATGAACCTATGGTCTGCGCCAGGTAGTTTTTCTGGATTAAGAAATCCATTTTCTAATCGCTGACAAGGGATAGGTATTTTTTAAGGTAAATAAAAGACATGTTCAATATATCAAAAATAATCAATAATATATTCGGTATGGAAAAGACTGCAGCAAGAGAATCAGATCTCGCCTCCGAACGCAATAAGCAGGGGCTTTCTTCAGGAGAGGATGTCGGAGAGTCCGCCCTTTCCGTGGATCGTACTAATAAGGAAGCTCCTGTCATAGAAGCATCTCTGCAAGAGATCCATGATGGAGACGGAGATGATTCTACTATTGAGGCTTCTATTGAGAAGCACAAGGGAATTGTGGCTCGACAACCAGAAAAGACTGATGATTACGGAGATGTTCATCCCATGGCTGTGGCTTCTGAATCATGGGACGCCAAGGCTAGGGTCTTGTATAAGAAGGAACTTGATAAGATGAGCTCTGAGAAGTCCCTGCTTGACAAGTACATGGGCAACCGTCACATCACCGATACCAAGATCGATGCTATTTCCGCTTCTGATTCTGGCATAGCTAATAATCCAGATAGATTTACGTCTTTTGGATCATCTCCAGTTGTAGATGTAAAGGATAATCTTGACAGCATGGATAAGCCGGCCAAGATTAATAAGCTTGCATCCAATGTTATGGACATAGACGCCATGAGATTTGCTGTGGAGTTCGATGCAGCTCGTCGTGGATATCATACTGAAGAAGAAAAAACCGCGCTTAATAGGATGCGAATGGAGAAGAAACAACTTCTCTTAGAGATGCATAGTGTTTAAAATGGTATCTTCATCATTTTTGCTGAGAACTGCTCAGCGACAATCGGGCACTCCAAATGCTTTTGATCCGTGGGGGCGTCGTGATCCTTATCAACTATATAGTTTGCCAAATGACGGCCAGGGCAAAAAATTGACGACACCTTTTTCTCTGGGTTTTCCTGGAGAACCTACTGATGGTTCTTCTTCTGGATTGGGCGGAGACAAGTTCGATAGGGTGAATTCGAATCTTCCTCATCCTTATGCGGAGAATGGAGATCCTGTTGCTGAGAATGCAGATCCAGATGATCCATTTTTGGCAAATGAGGGGGATAGACCAGAACGTACGGAATACGGAACTGGAGGCTACGGGCAGCAATTTACATCTGATGATAGTCCTCTTTCTAGGAATACGGATGTATTTGATGGTTCTGTGCAACGTGATCGCAATCCCAATGGTCCTCAGGGAGACATTGGCGGCAAGGCAAGGGCTCGGGCCGAAATCATCCATAAGGAGTCCATATGAAAGTTAAAGTCACTAATAAAGTAAAAGGCGAAATGGTTATAGCATGCTTGGGAGGATCTCTCAAGAAGAACGATGTTATTAACATAGATGCATATAAGTCATCTCATCAGGATGTTCTATGGGCAATTCATCATGGTTATCTTGAGATATTGGACAAATCCCCTGAGTCGGAGCCTATGGGCGATGCTGTATGTTTTATTAATTGCACGAATAGGACATTAACGGGCAAGATGTTTGCTAAGGCGCTTGATCCTTCACGCAGCATTGTTGTAAAAAAGACTGATCCAGTTTTTTCTGAACTGATACGCATGGCAGATGCTGGAAAATTAAAGATGCAAGTTTCGGTATCGTCTGTTCCCACTCCTTCGTCAGCTGAAAATAAAATTGCTATGACAGTTACTTCCGTTTCCAAGGTAGAGGCAAAGCCGACTGTAAGGAATTCTTTTAATAAAAATGCAAAATCAACAAGTAAGAAAAAGGCTGATCCAACTCCTTCTTCTGATATTTTAAATACTGGGCAGGAAAATATTAAAATAAATGCAAAAACAGGTAATGGAGTGACCGTCTTGCACTCCAAGGAACCTATATTCGTTGATATGAATGGCGAGGTTACATGATAAGATTTGCATCTAATAGCGCTATTAGTAAACTCCGAAAACTGAAGCGTCGAAATTTGTCGACACTGTGTAGGTATTTTTCTCTTATATATCCCAGAGAATACGTAGAGGGGGTGGCTGGTGGACGCTGCCCAAGGGGATAACAACTCCAAGATAATGCATATGGTGATATCCGATTTACGTCATTATGGCGTTGAATTGGTGAATGGTTCTGTATGGGTTCATAAAACACCTCAGGGAAAAGTCGATGATTACGTAAAGAGTTGCAGACATGCTCTAGGTGCTAAGATTTCCGAATTGCGCTCGACATGGAACTCTATACCTCTTTTTTTAGCGGAGGATTCTGGAGTCATGAGTTCCGAAGGTGGAAGGATATTGATAACTGTCATTGAGAATCTTCGTAGGAAGACTATTGTCTATTTTGTACTTAATAGTTCTCAGGCTGCTAGGCATTTAAAATCCGCTAGCATGGAACTTTTTGGTAGATGGAGCGATAAGACGGCTGAGGATCTTTCATTTATTTCTATTAAAATTGAGAATTTAGAGCACGAGATTCGTAAGATAGGTTTTATTGCTTCTTCGTTACTCCATCTTAATGAATGTATACATAAAGTAGCTCAATCAAATGCATCTTCGGTTCAGGGTGCCTATTCTAACCTTGATCTTCCAATGTCGGAAAGATGGTACTTGTGGGGTGATGTGGAAGAAGAAGTTGAGGGGCGTAGAGATTCCATCCGATCTTCCGAGAGATATCGGATGGGTCTAGATGATTCTGACCCACTGGGTGTAAAAGAAGGATTTTATTGGAGGGAACTTAGGAATGAACCATATAAGTTTGATACCTTATACCCAGACTCTCCATATCCATATCGCAGTGCGATTTGGGGGACTCCATGAATAACAAGAACTCTTCATTTTCCAGCATATTGTCTATATTTGCGACTAATCCCAAACCGAGCATCTTGCAGAGTAGAGCTCTGTTGGAGATGTTTAAGCTTGGAGAAGGTAGTTATCTTGGTATTCCTTCTCATGTCGGAAGTATGCAGATTGCGGAATTGAAATTCTCTGGTCTTATAGACATGGATAGATTGAATCGAATATATCCAACCAAGTTTGGCAAGAGATTGCTTGAGAACATGATACTGGGGGAAGACGATTGTATTTATCCGCTAAAGGAAGCTGGGGCTGCGGAGAAATTCAAGAAGGGAATTCCTCTTCACCTGCTTGCTAAGTCTTCATCTATAGCGAGAATGTAATGGATATTGTATTTATGTACAGCACGGATTCCGATAGGGATGCTTTGCTTAGAAAAGTAGACAATTCAGGGTGGGCTGAAGAAGTTGAGATCGTTAAATCTGCTAGAAGAATTAGCATTGATGTCTTATCTGGTATGGAAGACGAGGCAGAGGCATTTGCGATATCTGAAAGATTTAGGGGAAGAAAGGTAGTTATAAATGACTAGAGGTCTTGCTCAGATTGTATGCGAACTTGCGAAGAGTCAATCAGAGCATCAGCGTGGCCTTATGTTCAGGGAACGCCTTGATCCCGACAATGGAATGTTATTCCATTTTGGAAAACCTAAGCCTATCTCTTTCTGGGGTATGAATACTCTTATTCCCTTAGACATAGCATTCATTAGCCATGATGGAATCATTGAAAACATAGGCCTGATCAAACCTCATTGCCTTGATTCGGTCAAGAGTTCAAAACCGTGTCTATTCGCCCTCGAAGTTCCAGAGGGAACCCTTCGTAGACATGGGATCAAGGCTGGTGACTTTGCAGAGGTTATCGATCACAATCATGGGGCTAAGGTCATACTTGTCCGCAAGATAGATAAGGGACCAATTAAGATTGCAGCTTCCGATATGCAGCCAAATGGAGAGTTTTCCATTGAAAATGAGGAATCCCCAGCGAGATCCAGCGTTCATAATATGCCGTCGGATCCAGCAGTTCCAAATTTCAATAATGTTTTCGATGCTCTTAATTGGTGCATTCAAAACAAACAAGTATGTAGGATATCATATAGGACTGGAAGTGGTCGCGTCATAACTAGAGATATCGAACCTCATGATATTTTTGATCCTGAAAATAAGTCTCATAGCATAGAAAAACACCATAAGATACTATCCACATGGGACGAAAATGCTAATGGACCACGTAGTTATATAATTATGAGAATAATTTCTTACACGATTCCAGGAAGGAAATTTGTACCAAAAATACAACTTTATTAATATGGAAAGCATAATACGAGAACTAATCATAGCGGCACAAGGTCTAGACAATAGGGGCAAGCACTCGGAGGCGGAGGCAATTGATAAGGTTGCCGAATCTTTAGTGCAGATCAAGACTGCCCAGTACGATGGAACACAGGGATACTTCATAAGAAATACCCGCTGCTGGAATGGATGTGTTCGCAAGAAACGCGCAGACGGTCTTTCTCCTAATGATTCATGGTCCAGTTGCCATGAAGAGTGGATCGAGGCTTTTGCTGGCGAAAACACTTCTTCATGGGATAAATATGCCGAAGATGATTCTATGACCAAGACTGCTGGAGTTAAGTTGTCTTCATCTTACGCAAGGGCGGCAGACGAAGCTCTTAGGCAGGTTATATCAAAGCGCCTAGAACGAGGCATTGACATAGAAGATGCCATCCCGATGACATTGGCTGAGCGCGCCATTTCGGTTGCATCGCAATTAAGCAAATGCGCTGAGCAGGTGGATAAGATAGCAAATGCTACTGGTATTCCTGGAATATCTGAGGCACTTTTGGAAATAGTAAGTAATATATCAGAGATTTCTGCAGAAGAATATGTTAAATCTGCATCGGTTTAAAAAGGTATACATTAAAAATAATTGTATAAATTTTTGCTAATAAAATCAAGGAGCAAAGCATGAGATTTTTTTCAAACAAGATATATGTAAATGGAGCCGCCAAGAACTTCAACGACATTGTGAACGATGTTGCTGGCGGAATGAATAAGCAGGCAAGCGCAGCTGCCGAGCCTTCAATACAGAAGGAAGCCAAGAAGGGCGAAAAGCCCGCATTCCTCAAGGGTAAGGGTGATCCTTCCAAAGGGAAGAAGTCTGAGAAGAGTGAGAAACCTGCCAAGGGAGGTCTTACTCCAGCCCAGAAGAAGCTTCCTATCGGATTACAGAAGGCAATTGCAGCTAAGAAGTCTTCCGTTAATGGCGAATATGTCAAGATCGCCTCAATCGCGGCAAAAGGCAAAGATTCTGTTGAGATTGAGTTTGTCTCATCAGAAGCCAAGTATGCAGAGATCGAGATCACTGACGATGGTCAGGTTAAGTCCGCTGGCAAGGGTGGCATGATGGTTTCTGAGCCTATCGTCCCCAAAGGCAAAAGTATGGGATCCAAAGGCATGGGATACGAGGGCATGGGATACGAGGGCATGGGAGACGAAGGCATGACAGATGAAGGCACGACAGATGAAGGCATGGGATCCGAAGGCATGGGAGACGAAGGCTGTGAGTCTTGCGGCACAACCATGGCTAGTTCTTCCGACTTTGTAAAGATTGCCAATCTAACAGACAAGCAGAAGTCTGCATTCCGCAGCTACTGGCAGAATGTCTGGCCAAAAGAGTTCATTGACGCCGTTTTAGATAAGGATCAGTAATGTCTATAATGCCTGTAGGTCGACGAGTAGAAATGGTCGGCCAGATGTTCAAGCTAGCGAACGATCAGTTCCATCAGCCTGAATCTGGTTCTGCCTATATGACTGCAGGTTCAGAAAACGCTCAGGTTGCTCCTAGCGCAGATCACGCCTCAGCCTCTCTCGAGTCATCGGGAGAGGCTGGTTCTGATACTGCTAGTTTTCATGACGTTGTCTATAAAGAACTTGAGGCTCTGGGAATAGACTCTCAGATTATTTCTCGTAAGAGCAATTCCCTTATAAAGTTCGAGGAAGATATTGATAGCGGCAAGATGTCTGGAAGTTTTCTGGTTCCAGTGGAACTCCCAGATGGCAAGACTGTTTCTCACGCACAGGCCAAGCAGATTGCGACCAATGTATTTGATCATTTTGGTCTTAAGGGAAAAATAGGAAGAGACGAAAAACGCAAATTCTACATCATATCTTTTGCCACCAAGGAAGCAGAGGCTATAAAAGCTACCAATGAGGGTTCGTTGGCTAATCTTCCTGATAATGAATCCGAAAAGAAGAATACGACTGCTTCTGTTCAGTATGAAATGCTATCTATGCGCAAGGCTATGTTGGTTGATGCCTTAAAGAAGGGCGGATACATAAGATGATATTTAGAAATAAGGATGCTGGTAAGAGTTCTATTTTTGGAGAATCCTTAGATAACAAGGATTCTAAGCCAGTTGAAGCTGATTCCAGCATGCTTGAAAGCATGCGCCACAAGGCTTGGAGCGAAGCCCCTTCGGGAGGAGATTCGTTGCGTTCATCAATTTCTCCTGCATCAGCGGCATCGGACGACGCAGCTTCCTCTGGAAGAGCTTTTGTGGGCATGAATTCATCAAGAAGCATATTTGATTCTATTACCAATAACGAAAAGACTACCGACAGAAAAATTGCTTCGGAAGTAATGAAGATCGAGGAGAACGCGCGGCGATCTGCTCTTGAAAGTGAGCGCAGGGCTGTCATGAATCCATCTGGCGACATTATCCGCAAAGATATGTCGATGCACGCTCAGGATCATGGCAGAATAAATACTGCGTCAAGGCATGTCAGCATATTCGATTCTAAGCCTTTTGAACGCATGTCTGACTACAAGCCCGAGTTGAAGAAGGATGTGCAGGATGATGACGAGAAACTTGCTGGTCATAGACAGGTCACATCCAAGGATGTTTTCGAAAAGACTTTTAGTTCATTGAAGGATGCCACTCCTCGCGAAACCGTTCATCAGTCCTCTGTTGATAAGTTATGGAATTCATTGAAAGGCAAGTCATAATGAGCAAAGTTTTTAATTTATATAAACATGCTCAAATGGACGTGGCTCCTAGGCAAGACATTTCGAACATGCCTGCAGGCGCTTCTAATGAAGCTCCGCCACTGCTGATGGATCAGGCTGGGGATGCTTCTGCAGCAGGAGCAGACATGGGTGGGCAAGGTGTAGGGGCAGACATTATGATGCCTCAGTTTAAGAATGGAAGCGAACTTTTTGAGTTTTTAGAGGCTTTCCGAATGAAACAGGGAGATGCTGCTTCTGCTTATGACTCTGCATGGAATGGTTTCTTTGCCAAGCGCATCGTAGGCAGCGACCAAGCTTCTTCATTTGAAGATGGGTTGCGCCGTTTTTACGAGCAGCCAGATCAAAGCAATGAATCAAATAAGGTTGCCATGGATCTATTCGACATATATTCGAGTATGGTGAATGCCAATGTTCAGCCTATCATGGCAGAAACCAAATCGGCATCAAGTGGCATTGATTCGCTTGTAGACGAAACTGATAATATCATAACCAAGATGGCTCGTAATGCTGCGCAGGTAATGTCAAAGCGCTCCTTCAATCTTTCCAAGACAGCTCAGCAAAAGTCATTGTCAGACTCTGTAATACTCACGGGTCCCAGTCAAGTGAGTATGTCTCCATTTACTAGAGATTTGCAGTCTGGATTGCATCTGGTTGAGCAAAACAAGGGCTTTGGTCTTCGCATTGGCGACATCCTCGATGTTGACTTTGAGGCTATATGGCGTGGCAATGTCATGGATAAGTACTACCGTTCTACTCGAGATTCCTCGGGCATGTACGGCGGAGGATATATCGATGACAAATTTGAGGTGAATAGGTATATTCCTGTCGGGAATGACTATCAACTTCCTCCTGGAATTCGCCATCGTCCATACATTGCAGAGTCTGGATTACTGGAAGCCAGAATGGAAGTCGCCAGAGGAAACAAGGATAAGCTCAGCGACCCTCGCAAGTTTGCTAAGATATATAATAATTCCTTAAGTAGTAAAAAAAAAGTCTAACGCTTGATAAGAAGGCAAACGGTGCGCTCGATCCAGGGGATGCGCTAGATCGAGCGTATTCTGCTTTAGATGGGCCAGAAAGCAAGTCTAACGGGAGATATAGAATATGTCCTGTATGTGGTAGTACCTGCACTGCTGATTTCTCAGTGTATAAATGCCATAATTGCGAAGCTTCTTTGGCTGGGCAGGAAGTACTTAGCAGTTGACTTTGCAGACAAGGCCGAAATCTAGACTATCATGGCTAAGAAAAATACCAATAAAGAAAACGACGCAGGAAGCCCCGAAAAGTCAATCGGCATGAATAAGCTTGCCTCTGGTGGCGCTGTTCATATGCCAATTACAAAGGCGGCCCAGTATGTAGGAGGTTCGGCATCTACTATATTCACGCAGCCAATGTTTTTCAGTCCCCTGCACACTCCTCAGAACTGGCAAATAGCTAGTAAGAGAAGAGAAGTGACTCAGTGGGCAAGATTCTATTATGAAAATGAGCCAAAGGCTGCTGCAGGAATAGATTTTTACGCCAACTTCCCGATGAACGGCTTCAAGCTCGAGTGCAAGGACCGTAAGGTGCTAGCGTTCTATGAGCATATGGTAGAAAAACTCAATTTGGAAAATTGGCTAAGACAGATAAGTCATGAATACTATCTTATAGGAGATGTTTTTGTCTTTACGGAAGTTGAATGCCCAGTGTGTTCTGGAACTGGCGAGCGTATTGATGGAATGATATGTAATCATCCAGATGGAGTCATTAAGAGGATTCTTATCCTTAATCCTGATTTTGTTGAAGTTCAGAAGACGCAATTGGCAGACGAACCAGCCATAGTATTGCTTCCTGATGATGATCTTAAGAAAGTAGTTTCTCAGAAAAAACCACTTGAGGTTTATAATCGCATACCAGAGAATGTAAAGAAAATGGTGATGACGGGTTCTCCCATTCCTCTTTCTCCACGTTGCGTTAGCCACATCAAACGCAAGGGTTCTCCATATGGAACCTACGGAGAGTCTTTACTAAGACGATTGTTCACAATCATATCATATAAGACCAAGCTTATGACTGCCAACTGGATAGCCGCAGAAAGGCATATACTTCCAGTCCGTGTTGTCAAGGTCGGCACGGAGAACAGACCAGCGAGTGAAGCGGATATTGCAGACGCTCAGGGACAACTTGCTTCCGTTGCCAATGATCCGAATCTCACCATCGTGACGCATCATGCATTTGAAATGGATTTTGTTGGAGCAACAGGCAAAATACATGACATGAGCACTCAGATGGAAGCAATTGGCAAGGAGATGCTTGATGGCTTAATGCTTCCTCAGACATTGCTCAACGGCGAGATGGCCGGTTACAGCTGTCATGATGAATCTACATTAACTCTTACGGATAGCGGTTTCAAAGTGTGGGATAAGATTACTGATCAAGATAAAATAGCATGCTATAATCCAGATACTAAAGAAATTGAGTATCATAATTACATAGAGAAACATATTCACGACTTTAGCGGCGAAATGGTCCAGTTTTCTACGGATAAAATTGATATCTGTGTAACTCCAAATCACAGGATGTGGTCTGCCAAGCGAGATAGCGATTCCTTTGAATTTGTTGAAGCCAAGGACATTATACCAAGAGCTTCGTTTGTAGGTTCAGTTAGTGGATTCTGCGGTAATTCTCTAGATAAGATAGTCATTGGAGATAATGAGATACCAGCGTATCAATATTGTGAATTAGCTGGGTTCTTTGTTAGCGAAGGTTATACTTCTAGAGACAAGCGTAGAAAAGGCAATAGACACACAATCAGTATTTGTCAGAACGATGAAGGTAAGGCATTTGAGGACATTTCTAGTTGCTTAAAAAAATCTGGACTCAATTCATGGAGAGGCAACAATGCATTTAATATATATGGCCCAGGTCTTGTTGATCATTTTCACAATGAATATGGACATGGGGCAGTAAATAAAAAACTACCAATATGGCTAAAGAATCTTTCTTCAGAGTATTTAGAAATACTTGTTAAAGCAATGATAAAAGGCGACGGAAGTATTCATATACATAAAAATAGAATTGCCACTAATTCTACATACTGCACATCAAGCAAGCAGTTAAGCGAAGACTTTGCTGAGATCGCATTTAAGTGTGGGTATTCAGTAAAGATTGTAGTCAAGAAAGAATCAAATAAAAAGAAAAGATATTTCAATAAAGCTGGATATGAGTTTGTAACTAGACACACCCAATATCAAGTCTATATATCTGATGGCTTTAAGGGAAAGAAGCCAACTTTATGCTCTAAGTCCAAAGAATACGAAAGCAAAGAGATCTCTCAGGTTTCATATACTGGCAAGGTCTATTGTTTTACGGTTCCTCATGGTATCTTTGTTACAATGCGTAACGGGAAGATTGCTATTCAGGGTAACTCAGCGGCGGTTGGCGTAGAAACGCTTATCCGCAGACTTGAAACCTGGCGCATAGAACTTGCGGCATGGGTGGAGAAGAATATATTTCTTCCTGTAGCTCAGATGCAGGGGTACGTCGATGTAGATAAATCAAGACTAGTTGGAGAGACGGTATATCTATATCCGCGGCTTAAATGGAATGACCTTAATCTTCGTGATAATACTACTAAATTGCAAAATCTCATGCAATTGCATGATAAGGGGCTTATTTCCACTCAGAAACTTCTTGAAGAATTTAACATTGACTACGATACTGAAATTAATCGTCTTCGTGAAGAGCAGATCGTCTCTGGTAAGGTCGGTCCCGTCATGGGTGGGGGAGACGGCGGCG